ATACGCTGGCGCAGGGTTAAATCTTCCAGCGGCGGCACGGGCGTGTAGTCGTAGTCAATCGACAGCTTGCCCGCCTTCAGGGTGTCCTTGTCGTTGGCCGCCTCGTCATACCAGCAGGACGCGCCCAGCAGATAACCGGCGTTGACCAGCTCGCGGAACTTGGCGTTGATGCCCGCGATAATCTCGCGCACCAGTACCGGCGTCAGCGGCTTGTCGTTGGCCCACATATGCGCCTCGGCCATCGTGTCCGCCAGCACCTGTGCGGTGCGGGTGTAGTTCTCAAACGCGAACAGCGGATCGTCGCTGCAGGTGCGGTTGCCCCAGAAGCGAAAGCCGTCCTTGCGGATAAGCGTGGTCACGCAGGCTTCGTTAAGCAGGTCGGCGTCGGTGCCGGTCTGCTGTAAGTCCCAGAAGACGCCCGCCGAAATGCCGGTGACGCCGTTCACGCCCACGTTAGAAAGCGTCTTGTGCCAGCCTGTGTCGTTGTCGATTTTGGCGCGCAGGCCCAGCGCGCGCGCCGTGGCGTACGCGGTTTCGGACGCGTTGGCCGTGGTGTTCCAGGCGATAAAATCCGGCCAGATAACCATGATTTCGCGCTGGCTGAAGTTTTCGCGGTACTTCATGGCGTCAGAGACTGTTTTACAGTTCCACGCCGAGACGTAGCAAAAGGCGCGCAGCTGCTGCGCGATGCTGGCAAGCGCGGTCGCCACCTCTAAAGAGTCGAGGCCCGGCACGCCGAGAATACGCGGCTTGACGTCGAGCTGGGTCTGCGCGCTTAACAGCGCCTTCATGCCGGTGTACTGGCCGTTTTCGTCGGTGGTGCCGATGATATTGGAAATGGTTTCCGCTTCGGTCGCGCCTTCAGCCACGCGCACCACGACGGTAACGGGCTTTGACTGGTCGGCAATCGCCTGCAGGGAGGCGGCCAGCGTGCCTTTTTTACCGGCTTTGGCAATACCGGCCTGCACGTTGGTCAGGAGTACCGGCATGTTAAGCGGGAACGCGGTGGCGTCGGCGTCGTCGGCGGTACAGACCAGCCCGACAATCGCCGTGGAGACGGTGGAAATGGTGCGCGTGCCGTCGTTGATTTCGACGACGCGGACACCGTGATGGTAATCAGACATCTGATGCACTCCGTTAAATGGGTGTGCTCAGATTGTCAGGTCAGGCGGGGTGGTGCATGCGATTGGGGTTTGCTAGGCAATGAACAAACATAACAACATAGGCAATCGCCTAAACAACTCCAAAACCGGTCTAATGTCGACCGCCTAATACATAGTTAATTTTTAAAAAGAAATGAATGATGAAGAACAGATGAAGAAAAAAATAAAATAAACACTAAAAACAAGAACTTAACCAATGATTAGACACAAAAAAACCGCCTTTGGCGAGGCGGTTTTCCGGCAGAAAAAACTTGGCGGTTTTATCTGCATATCTCAGCAAGACTGAGCGTTAGGAACGCAAATTGTCGGCCAGGATGACGACTACGTCAAGCATAAGTTGGTCAACAAACAATCATCTTCAGTACTAAACACAGAAAAACACCTAAATATAAATTTTATTTGTACATTATCAGTCGTATAATCATGCGGCAACCTGCCTAACGGAACACAACGCAACCACGCGACGCCCTCTATTTTTTTGTATGCTTTTAGTACTAAATGATAGAGGAGAAGTTATAAAATTTATTTTTTTCAAAAAGTTAGAAAGAAGTTGTTCTCATAGTAGTAGTTCTAAATGTAATGAAGTTATTCGTGATAATCACATACCCTAGCAGGAAGCTTGTAGGGATAACCCGATGCATTTGAAAGGTAGCAGGATAGCTAACCGATCTGAAGCATTAATAGGAGGAGTTAAACGATGACATTTAGATTTAGTCCCACCTTTATATGGGGCTTAACCAGCTAAATCCAGTAATCTGGATCATATGCACTCGTTCATTATTAATTTTAATGTTGTACCGGGCGGACAGCATTTCCTTGGCGGGGAATGGGATGGGCCTAGTGAATGCTCGGAATTGTTGGTTGCGAGACTGAGCGTTAGGAAACAGGAAGTCGTGCTGATTGAAGGTCGCCCATATCGGTCATAGGCCGCAGCCTTATATGAGGCTGAAACTATGTGTAAGAAAAAGAGTACAACCGGTAATAAAGGTAAAAGCGTTTTGTGGTTCTCGATTTTTGGAGTTCTGCTAAACACAGGGCTAGCAATGACTAAGGACGATGCAAAGTTCAATTTCGACTTTCGCGGAAGCCAGATGTTCAATGTGAATATTACTAATCCTGCACCAGCAGCGACCTCAGTAGTAGTGCCACCTTCGAAGTAAAGCAATGGTGGGGTTCGCCCCACCATTGTTCACTTTACAGCCCAAAAATCAATAAGCATTTGATTGTACTGGTTAATGACCTCCCTTCCCGCGCCTTACAATCACTTTGGTAGTATGTTATTTAATATGAGCCAGCAAAGCGTATTGATATACACTGTTCCAACATTAGCAATAAAGTAAATATCATCTAGAACGTTAGTGAAATCTGAAAAACGCAATTAAAATAGTTATTTACATCTTCGGACCTGGATAATTTCAGGCCAGCCGCTCATCCAGTTGGTCGCGGTTGCTAAGAATGAGCAGGCAAAAAACGCTGGGCAGGTATATTTATCAGGCTGGCTTTTCCGGCCAGTCAATATCCGGCGCGGCGGTATCAACGGCCTGCACGGCCTGCACGTACTTCATCCACGCGGTAAGTGATGCCTTATCCGCATCGGTGATAATGTCGAGCCGCAGCTGCGTCTGCCACGCCTGGGTCATGCTGTTGGCCTCGCTGATGCGCGCGACCTTTTCCACTTCGGCCTTGCTCACTGCTGCAGCCTGCTGTGCGTCGCCGTCCGTTACCCATTTTTCGCCGTCCCATTTATCAAACGCGGTTGCCGGTGCCTGCGTGGTGGTGCCTGCCGGGTAATCGCCCGGCGCGGTGATTGCTGTCGCCGAACCGTCCGCCGTGGAATAAACCGTTTCGCCCCGGTGATCGGCTACGGTCTGCCAGCCGCCGTCCCGGTAAACCGCCACGAGGCCCGACTTTGCCGACGGCGGCGCGCTGCTGCAGGCGCACGCCGGGACGCCCACGCCCTGCGGTAAATATTCATCCGTCGCGCCGGTAAATTCGCCGCTCAGGCTGTCGTAGTTGTAAACCGTCAGCGTGCCGGCCGATTTCGCCAGGCCGTTTTTATCCAAAGTAATCTTTGCCATTATGCGGCCCTCACGATGTAGTTAAAGGCGACGTTTCGCGGGCGCACTGAAATCCAGACGCTGCCGGGCGTCACGCCTGCCGTGTTCTGCGCACACGACATGGTGTTATCAGTCAGCGTTGCGCCCAGCGCGCCATTGCCCGGCGACCTTGCGCCGGACGGCTGGCTGTTGGTGATGCCTTCAGCCTGGCTGAAGGCCGTACCCACGGTGGCCGAGGACATGGTGTCGTCAGTGCCGTAGTAGTCCAGCGCCGCCGTGCGGATGCTGGTTGCGCCCTGCGCGGTACCTATGCCCCGCCCGGTATCCACGCCGCGCCCGTCGTCCCAGCCTCGGATAAACTCGCCGCGTAAATCCGGCAGTTTCAGCGACGGATAGACCTTCGCCAGCAGCGGATAGGTCGTGGCGCTGAACGATGCGCCGTTGCACTTCAGCCAGCCGTCCGGCGCGGTTGCCGCCGGGTAAGGCAGCGGCACGCCAACCGGCACCGCCGACCCGTCGCCCAGCCCCAGCGCGGCCAGCGCTTTTGTCACCAGCCCGGCGTCCTTAATTTCCGCCAGCGCGTTTGCCGTTTGCAGATACTGCTTATGGGGATTGGCGGCGGCAACGTGCGCGGCCAGCGCCCTGTCGGCGTAAGCCTTCACCTCGATCACCGCGCTGTCCACGTACTGCCGCGTTGCCAGCACCACGGACGGGTCGATTTTCAGCGTAACCGCGCTCGTGCTGTTGACGATTAAAATCATGCGCACGGTCTGCGTGCGGCCGCTGCCCTCGGCGAGCTGCGGCTTGTAGGTTTCCGCGCAGTTGGCCACGGCAATCAGCACGCCGTCGGCGTCAAAAAGGCCGATTTCGCGTATCCAGAATCCGCCCTCGCTTTCGGGGATAATCTGCTCGGCGATGATCTGGCTGCTGTTGGCCGCGTCAACCGTCAGCGCGTTCAGCGAGGCCCGGCGCTTTTCGCCGACAAGCTTTGTCTGTGCCGCGTCTGGCACCGGCAGCGTGCCGCCGCCGTCGCCCACGGCCATTTCGGTAATCTGCAGCTTTGTGCCGAGCGCCACAGCGTTCGCCAGCCTGGCCGCGCCCTGGCTGGTCAGCAGGGCAAAATATTTAGTTGTCATGCGCTCACTTCCGTCAGGTCAATAAGATGCACCGCCGCGCCGGAATAAACCGGCCCGCCGACGCTGATAAGTTCAGGGGTATAGGGGTAAACCGTCAGCTCGTCGCCGCTGTAGCAGGCGGCACCAACCGGCAGCGCGCCGCTGGCGTCGAGGTTAATCGACAGCCCGATAAGGTGGCGGCTGCACGGCTTCGCGTCGGCAATCAGGCGCTCCAGCTCGTTATACATTTCTTCGGTAATGCCGGTATCCAGCACGCCCACATCCAGCCGGAAGGTGCCCGGCTCGCCGCCGGTTTTCCACCACTCAACGATGCGGATCAGATAGCCAAGCGGCTCCACCACGCGCCGGATCGAGCCGAGCGTGCCCTTGTGCCTGTGCACGTACTGCGAGGCTTTAACGACGGCGCGCTTGGTGGACTCGCTCCAGCCGGTGTCCCAGCGGTCAACCGACCACGCCCAGGCGAGATAAGGCAGCAGCTCCGCCGGGCAGGTATCCGGGTTCCATAACCGGCGCAGCGGTGCCGGAATGCTTTCAATCGTGGCGCAGGCTTCGGTGGCGGCCACCTCCAGCGCCGACGAGCCGGACGGCAGCAGGCGATCACTCATCCGAACCCCCGACCGTAAGCGACCAGCCGGTGCAGTACGCGGCCTGCGTTTTATCCAGCACCACGTCGGCGGCAGGCTCGGTCAGCTCAACCCGCTGGACACCCTCAACGTGAAGCGCGGCGTACAGGGCCGATTTGCGAATATCCCGGCCGAGGCGGGCCTGCGCGCTGACAAAGGCGACAAGCTTTGCCCCGGCGGCGGCCCGTATCGGCTCGGCTTCCGGCCCCGGATAGAGGTACAAAACGGCTTGCACGGTGTAATTCACAATCGACGCCGACTGTACCGTGACACGGTCGGCCACCGGGCGCACGTCCTCGTCGTTCAGCGCCTTATCCACCACGGCCAGCAGGTCGTCGTCCGCCTCGCCGTTGCCCTCGCGCGACAGCACGGTGATGGTCACGCAGGCGGGCGACGGGCTGACCGCTGACGCATCGGCCACGCGGCCGTCGGCGCTTTTCGCGTGGTACTCATAGGCGCCGGACGGCCCGGCCACGCTCAGCCCCTCAAAGGCGGCGGCGATGCGCACGCGGTAATCTTCGTCGCTTTCCATCACGGCGGCGGTCGGCGGGGTCGTGGTATCGTCGGCAGCCATTCGCGTCAGGCGGGCGACGCCGTTGTTTGCGCCGAGCTGGTCTAAATCATCCGCCAGGGCATACGCCACCATCACGGCCTTTGCCGCCTCGTTGACGCGCTGACGCAGGATCACCTCGCGGTACGCGTTTTCCTGCAGCAGCTTCACCACCGGCTCGGACTCCAGCGACAGCGTGCGCGCGATGGCGTCCTGCTGCTCCGCCGGGTACAGCGATACCAGTGTGGCCTTGCGCTCGTTGAGTAACGTTTCATAGTCCAGCGCTTCCACCACGTCGGGCGCGGGTAGCTGGCTCAGGTCAATAGTTGCCATATCAACTCACGGGAACGGTTAGGGAAAAATCCTGCGCGGTGTCGGTGCGGCTGCCGGTGATTTCAACCACCATGCCGCCGTCTAACGCGGATTCGTAAGAGATGCCGGTCAGCTTTACGCGCGGCTCCCACTGCAAAATCGCCATGTAGCAGGCCGACATAATCTGCAGGCGCAGCGCCTCGTTCTGCGGCTGGTCAATCAAGGCGGATAACAGCGAGCCATAGCTGCGGCGCATCACGCGGGAACCGACCGGCGTTAACAGAATGTCGCGCACCGACTGGCGAATATGATCGAGGTCGGTCAGCGCCCCGCCGGTGTCGCGGCTCATGCCGGAATATCGCACGGTCATTACTGCGGCCCTCCCGACGTATCGCCGCCGGACTTCACGCCGCCGTGTTTGTGTGCGTCAACAACCACGCCGTTAGAGCTGAAGCTGCCGCCGCTGTGCTGAACGTCGCCCTTCATCGTGCCGCCTTTGGTCACTTCCAGTGTGGCGGTTTTCAGCAGGGCAGAGCATTCGACCTCCGGTGAGTCCAGCATGATTTTGACGGCGGCCTGTATGGTCGCGGTCTGGATACCTGTTGCCTTCAGCGCGCCGCTGGCTGGCTCATACTCAATCACCGCGCCGTCGGGAAACGACCAGTGCAGCGCGTCAGCCGAGGCCGACGGGGCGGAATGCTCGTCAGAGAACACGCCCGGCAGCACAAAGCCGGTATCCAGCTCGCCGCCCAGGCACAGGACAAGCACCTG